CTTTTTCATAATTCACCTCAATATTTTTAAAAATGACATCGATGAGTTTGAACCGGATGAATTTCTCCATCATCGGGTAATAGATTTTGTCGAAGTAGTTGCTAATCATATACACGGTATCCACGAAGACAGTCATTCCAGCAATTTTCAAAAGAAGGGTCAACGAGTTACTGTATTCCAATTTATTGATCGCGGTAGTGAAGTTGGAAAATAGGTCAGACAATACGATCATTTCGATCGGATTACATATGAGTGTCGTAATGATCGTAATGAATACCCAAAATTTATTTTCATTCAAGAAGTTGAAGATATATCCTGTAATGATATGATTCTCCATCGTGCCGATGATGGGTGTCAGGAGCGATATATATTAAATTACAATACTATTATTATAATGACATATAATAGTAATACAAACTGATGTTGAAGTATCATGTCTCCGAACTTACTTAACCTCTACTGGGGGTTTTCACGAGACGAGATCGACGGCCAGTCTTGGAATTAATCTTAATCGCGCCGAACTTCCCCTTGCGTGCGGTGTAGCCATACTTGCGCAGACGGTTCTCCTTCTTTGCGGTGACGTGCTTCTTCGCACTCACAATACGACCATGCTTATTAAACACGAGATCGCTCTTAGTAAGACCACCGGGGGTCTTGTAGGCGGTATCATGCCATACTTGGGCACGAGAACCTTCTAACATCTCATACTTCTTACCTTTGACGTGGTAAAATCCATCATCGTGGCGGTCCAAACGTTTCACCATTTTACTAAATCTCTCGTTATACCTTATCACTAGAAAAAATCTAAAATGAATTTGTTATGGGTGCTCCGTATCCGCCAGGTGCGCCGGTCCACCGTCCAAAACGGTTGATATTATTCACCGCATATACCTTTTTCACATTCTTTGTTTCGGTTGCCACGCGAATATTTTGCGCATAACGCATCTTCTTCGTGATATTGGTATTATTGGTGGATGTTGCCATTCCTGCGGTTGGGTTCGTGATCGTGGGGCATTTATAATACGGAACGCTAGTATTATTTCCGTATAAATCTATGTTTCTATCAATATCACTACAGGTAAGACCCATACCAAAAATCGTTCTGTAACGCGGCGCTGTCATTATGTCACTCTAAAGATACATATTCGATCCAAAATAAAATTGAAGAAGAGTTAAACATATTGTCGGAATATACTATACCTCAGGACATAATGCCACCTAAAGTCGCTACCAAAGCCGCTGCCGCTCCTGCCGCTGCCGGAACCGAAGACCTTAACAAATATCAAAAAATGACGGATCGTGAGCATATCCTCAAGAAGCCAGACACTTATATTGGAACGATCGAACCGACAGAAACGATCGACTATGTAATGGACGTAGCACCTACTGCGGTTGATGATGCCGCAGGTGCCGCCGCAGGTGCCGCCGCAGGTGCCGCCAGTGCTGTTGCTCCCGTGACCGCTCTGACCCGACGCAATATCAAATACATCCCCGGTCTCTACAAGCTCTTCGATGAAGGGATGGTGAATATGCGCGACCATGTCGTCCGTCAAGCCCAAGCTGTCGCGGATGGAAAACCAGACGCACTCCCTGTCACCACCCTCGAGGTTGAGATTGACCCTGTCGATGGAACGATCCACATGACGAATGACGGTAACGGGATTGATGTAGCACAGCATCCCGAACATAAACTCTGGATTCCTGAGATGATTTTCGGCCACCTTCGCACATCAACAAACTACGATGAGAACAAGAAGGAGAAAATCGTTGGCGGGAAAAACGGATTCGGGTTCAAACTTGTCCTCATTTGGTCGGTGTGGGGTCGGGTTGAAACGGTGGATCATGTCCGCGGACTAAAATACGTCCAAGAGTTCCGTAACAATCTTTCAGAAATCATGCCGCCGACCGTTACCAAGTCCAAGGTGAAACCGTATACACGCGTGAGCTTTCGGCCTGATTACGCGAGATTCGGTATCGTTGGAAACAACCTCACCACAGACATGGCAGCACTTTTCCTGAAACGCACCTACGATATTGCGGCGGTGACCGACAAGACTGTGAAAGTGAAATACAACGGTGCGCTTGTTCCTGTACGTCATTTTCAGCAGTATGTCGATCTCTATATCGGCGCAAAGGGAAGTGGCGGCGAAGGCGGTGCTGGCGTCAAGCGCATCTACGAGAACCCTGACCCTCGTTGGGAGTATGTCGTCTGCCTCACGACCACCGACGAATTCGCACACATCTCATTCGTAAATGGAATTTACACTCCGAGAGGAGGAAAGCACGTAGAATATATCATCAATCAAATTGTCCGCAAGCTTGCGGAGCTCATCAAGAAGAAGAAGAAAGTCGATGTAAAGCCGAATACCATTAAAGAACAACTCATGCTATTCCTCCGCTGTGATATCGAGAACCCGTCATTCTCTAGCCAGACCAAAGACGAGCTCGGGACCGCGGTTGCGAATTTTGGGTCGAGTTGCAAAGTGAGTGACGAGTTCATCGAGAAGCTTGCCAAACTCGGTGTTATGGACGCAGCATGTGCGCTCACGGAAGTCAAGGATACGAAAGCCGCGAAGAAGACCGATGGTGCGAAAACTCGAACAATCCGCGGAATCCCGAAACTCATCGACGCGAATTATGCTGGTTCGCCTGATAAATCCTCACAATGCACGATTATCCTTTGCGAAGGTGATTCAGCCAAGGCGGGTATTATCAGCGGCTTAAGCAAAGAAGACCGCAATTATATCGGCGTGTATCCGATGAAAGGTAAGCTGTTTAACGTTCATGGCGAGACGACGAAACGCATTTCAGAGAACCGCGAGATTGCGGAAATAAAACAGATTCTCGGTCTTGAAACTGGAAAGACATACACACCCGCAGATGTTGCCACGCGGCTGCGTTATGGAAAGGTGCTCTTCATGACCGATCAGGATTTAGATGGTGCTCATATTCAAGGTCTCGGTATCAACCTCTTCCAAACAGAGTGGCCATCACTTACGAAGATACCGGGTTTCATCGGATTCATGAATACGCCGATTCTGAAAGCACGCCGCGGCGCACAAGAAGTCCTCTTTTACAACGACGGCGAGTTTGAGGCATGGAAGAAGCAATTCCCCGACGCGGTCGTCCCAGCAAGTTGGCACACGAAATATTATAAAGGTTTGGGCACAAGCACAGGAAAAGAGTTCAAGGAATATTTCGAGCATAAGAAAATGGTGTCGTTTGTTCATACTGGAAAGGAAAGTGACGACCACCTCGACATGGCATTCAACAAGAAACGCGCGGATGATCGTAAGGAGTGGTTGGCGAATTATTCGCGTGAGGCGTTCCTTGATACATCGAAGCCGGCGATCCCGTATGAAGAGTTTATCGACCGCGGCCTGATTCACTTCTCGATCTACGACAACGAGCGTTCGATTCCCAACCTGATGGATGGGCTGAAGATTTCGCTGCGTAAGATTCTGTATGCGGCATTCAAGAAGGGCGGTCTGAAGACGGAAATCAAAGTTGCGCAATTCAGCGGGTATGTATCGGAGCATTCTGCTTATCACCACGGTGAGGCGAGTTTGAATGCGGCGATTGTCGGGATGGCGCAGAACTTCGTTGGAAGCAACAATATTAACCTGCTTGAACCGAATGGTCAGTTTGGCGGGCGCCTTCAAGGAGGAAAAGACAGCGCAAGCGAAAGATACATCTTCACACAGCTCAACAAGCTGACACGACTCATCTTTCGCCAAGAAGACGACGCAGTTTTGTCGTATATTAACGATGATGGTCAAATGGTAGAGCCGGTGTATTACGCACCGGCGATTCCGATGATCCTTGTGAATGGAAGCAAGGGTATCGGGACAGGATTCAGCACAGATGTCATGCCGCATAATCCGCTTCAAATCATCGCTTATATTCGGTCGATGCTCGCCGCAACGCCGGCGACTGACCGTCCAGTCATCGAGCCATACTTTAAGGGATTCAAAGGGACGATCCGGAATATCGCGGGCTCCGCGACCTCAGCTTCGGCTCCGGCTCCGGCTCCGGCTTCCGCCTCCGCGAAATATCTCATCAAAGGCACCTACGAAATCATCGCCGACCGTAAAGTCCGTATTACCGAGCTCCCGATTGGAACATGGACCGATGATTATAAAGAATTCTTGGAGAAGTTGATGGACGCACCCGCGCCTTCGGCATCCGACAAAGACAAAGACAAAAGCGGCAACAAAGCGGCAGCAACAGCGACCCCCGTTCTCAAGGAATACACCGACATGTCCACCGACACTGTTGTAGATATTACTGTCACATTTCATCCATCCTATCCGCATACACCGAAAGATCTTCAAGCCGCAATCGTGGATGCCGACGCTGGAACGAACAAATTGGAGAAGCTTCTCGCACTCTTCACGACACAAAGCACTACGAATATGAATCTGTTCGATGCGCATGAGAAACTCCGGAAATACGCGACGATCTACGACATCATCGAAGACTATTATACCGAACGTCTCGCACTTTATGCCAAGAGAAAGGCGGCGATGCTCGCACAACTCGCGAACGAACTGCGCGTGCTAACAAACCGCGCCCGATACATTCAAGAGATCCTCGACGATAAACTGGAATTACGAAGGCAGACAAAGGAAGCCATTTTCGCAAAGATGACCGACCATGGTTACGAACACATCGATGGCGACGTCGAATTCAAATATCTTCTCAAGATGCCGATGGATAGCGTGACCGACGAAAATGTCAAGCATCTCTTGTCGGAACGTGACGCGAAACGTGTGCAACATCAGGGTCTCGCAGATACGTCGATTGAAACATTATGGATACGTGACTTGGATGAATTGGAGGTGGAGTATAAAAAGTGGGTCGCAACATCAACTGCGGTGATAGAGACGAAAACTGGAGTAGCATCAGGAGGAAGTGGTGCTGTGGCATCCAAGAAGAAGATGGTCGTAAAAAAGGCATAATCATGTAAGGTATTGTGTAGTATAAATCATAAAAATAATAAAAAACCTATTTTTTATTATTGGTCGACAAGTAATCTAAAACCACGGTTTCAACTCTAGCGTCTTATGCTTGTAATCCGAGAAATTCGGGTGAGCCATCGGCGTGTACATGTTGCTGACATCACGCTTATATTGAATATAACCCTCCGCTTCGCCATGAACACGAGGCACACAATATTCAAATACTAACTCATTCAACTCGATAATCTGCTCACGGATATCGGTGGGAGCGTTGGCGGCGTTCTGAAGGTAAATCGTGCGCATGATGATGCGGAGGGTATCACAATCCTGTTCGCCAATTACATACTTGCCGCGGGAGCGCTGATATACACCAGCACGAATACCGTTTTGAATAATCTGCATATTCTCTTTACTGAAGAACGCATTCGAGAGAGGTGTGTTTTCCCAGATTCCGTTCAGCGCATCACGGTAAGTCACGCACTGATGAACAGGGTTTTTATCATAAAGAGCGAATTGGTCTTGAATAGGGGGAGTCAGGATATCCAGCCGACCATTTTTAGGTTGTCCGATAAATGTTTCTTCAGGGAAAGCACGATAATCAAAACGATTCATATGAACGAACGAATATACGCTAAATAACGTTGTTGTATAATGTATAGATATTATATCATTACTATATATAGCGTATTCGTATATTCTCTAATATTATGGATTTTACTTCAAGTTCAAAAAATACTGGTTCGTCGGCATTTGGAAGTTCCGGTAATGGAGCTTCCAGCAGCACATCCGGCAACGGTCTGTTTAGCAACTTTTCCAGTCTTTCAATACAAAAAATGGTATTATTACTCGCAGTCATCGCATTTATAATATCGATTGGCACGGTCGCGATTCTACTCTGGAAGTCAAAGAGTAGTCAAAAATGGCCGCCTGAGGTCGCAAAATGCCCTGATCGTATGGAATTTGACGGATCAAAGTGTGTAGATAACTACGGGTTATTAGGAAACACTGTTGTTCAAGCCCCAAGTGAAGACAACTGCACTAATTTTTCAAATAGTATGAATCTGAAATATGCGGGGGCGGGGCTAAATGGTGTTGATGACAACGGTTATATTCCATGGGAAGGTGTCATCGACGGTCAAAAGTCACGTGCGAGTTCTTTGAAATGTTTAACATAAGAGACACACATTACTAACTATGACAAAATATATTGTATTATGTCATACTGCGACGCGGTATTTACATACGGTAAGCTCCAGGTGCGGCACCAGATGCCTGCTTGGCCACCGCTGGCAGAGAGTCAGAAGGAGCACCCAAACCATAAGTTCCTGCCTTCATGTTGCTAGTCACGCACATCGAGTAGAACAAACGTGTCTGGAAATACATAAGGGCATATACTAAGATCATCAAAAACGAATATACACCGCTCATTATCGTGATTTTCCCCCTAAATAAGAGCACCAACGAAGAAACAAAGCCCAAGGCGGCAACTGCCAAGAAAATAAAATTCACGACAGTAAGCCAATAAAACAACAGACAGTAATCCTTGTCAAGAGGGGCAAATAGTTCTTGGATTGCGTTCATTCTCTCAATAATGGTCGTTATAATATATAAACACAAAAAATATATTCACATATCACACATAATATATTCACATATCACACATAATATATTCACATATCAAACAAATGGATAATTATACTGTGTTTTTGGGGCGAGAAACCATCTATAATAATATACGCGATTTCTTAGCGTCATTCCAGAAAAATAAATCAGATCTTACTTTCAAACGAGGCATCTATATTTATGGCGATCCCGGCTCCGGAAAAACCGAATTCGTTGTTCGACTACTGAAAGAACTCAATTATGATATGGTGAAATATGATGCGGGAGATATTCGAAACAAATCCATTATCGAATCGATTACACAACATAATATCTCGGATAAAAACATCATGTCAATATTTCAACGCAAAATTCAGAAAATCGTCGTCGTCATGGACGAGCTTGACGGAATGAATAACGGTGATAAAGGCGGGATTACATCTCTCATCAAACTGATCCGTCCTAAAAAAACGAAAAAACAGAAACTAGAAGAAGTAACGATGAATCCAATCATTTGTATAGGGAATTACCATATCGACAAGAAAATCAAAGAATTGATGAAAGTGTGTTATGTCTACGAGTTGAAAACACCTACACCTGCGCAAATGTCGAATATCATCGACATGAAGTTGCCAGCGATTGATACGGCGATGCGAAAAAATATCATCACATTCGTTCAAGGTAATCTTCGTAAGCTAAATGCTGTAATAGAAATGAGCAAAAAATCAAACACGATACTTGCGAATAATATTCTTCACGCGATATTTCAGCCGAAGACCTATAACGAAGATATCAAAAAAATAACCGAAAAGTTGATGAATACGGAATATCCGATTTCGGATCATAATGTTCTAATCAACGAAACAGACCGCACCACAATCGGTCTGCTTTGGCATGAGAATATCATCGACTTATTCGAGAAAATGCCCGTATCTGTTTCTGCACCTTTTTACAAGCTTGTATTGGATAATATATGTCAAGCGGATTATTTTGACCGTATTACATTCCAAAATCAGATTTGGTTATTTAATGAGTTGTCGTCACTTATCAAGACATTCTACAATCATCATTTGTTTCACAAATCGTTCCCCAAAAAGGCACGGTTTCATCCGACCGAAGTGCGATTTACGAAGGTTTTAACAAAATACAGCACAGAATACAATAACCAGCTATTTATACAGAATTTATGTATTCAACTATCGATGGACCAGAACGATTTATTCACATTTTTCATGACGCTAAAAAAACAGTATTCTGAAGAAGAGATTCCGCGCATTTTAGAGATGTATGAAATCACGAAATTAGACGTAAATCGTATTTATCGATATTTAGACAAATATATGGAAAAATCTGTAGTAGTGAACGAAAATGACATATACAGCGGCGAAGTTGATAATCAATATGATTCTGTCTTACTAGAATGAAAGGTCGGATCTTATGCGTTTGAATAATACGTAAAAGATATAATTAGTATTTAGAAATAACTAACATGGGAGCGTCCATTTCATTTGATTCAAAATACCGTTTAATTTTAGATACGGAAGTAGAATGTATTTCGGTGAATCCTCCTGGAACGGTCAAAGAACAAATAGCAAAACAAGAGAGCGGAAGCGGAAGTGATAGCGAAAGCGAAAGCGGCAGCGGCAGCGGCAGCGGCAGCGGAAGTGATAGCAGCGACAGCGAAGTAGAGAACAAAGTATATACTGTAAAGATCACTCCCGAAATTGTTAGTTATATACGTAGTTATCTTCGAAAGAATGAATTCTTGGATGAATTTGACTTGATTACGGAGATCGACCTTGATAGCTACGATCATGCTCCTGGATCGGCGCTTGTATTTAATTCGGACTCCATCGTATACATCACAAACAATCAAACAATCGAAGCGGTGGGAGAGTGGGAATACCTTCTACCAGAGAAAGAAGAGGTCAAGCATAAATCATCGAAGGCGAAAGCGAATGCGAAGGCGAAATCGAAGGGGAAATCGAAGTATCACGACAATGACGATGACGATGACGACGACGACGATGACGATCACGGCAACAACTCGCGTAATAAATACAAAACAAAAAATGATGAGCTTCCTGTAAGTGAAATCGAGCATATTCTTAACGATAAGTTTGAAGAATACAATAAAGGACACGAGTTTGTAATTCATGAATCGAAAAATAATCTTCTTTGTTTGAAGATTAACTCTGTTGAAATCGTGAAAGCATAGACGACACACACACACATTCCAAATAATATCATAATTGTGCGACGTTCAATATGATATTATTGATAAATTATTAGACGTAAATGGTTTCTGGTATACTATCAGTGGAGGCGGTAGGTGCCGATGCCGCTGCCGATGCCGCTGCCGCTGCCGATTCTGCCTGTGCTTTTTGTAACGCCTGATACTTTTCATGAAGCATATTATACTCATGGTTCAATCGTGCTATTTCTTGATCACGTGACGAAACATCATTTTGTAATGCTTGAAGAATATCAACGATCTGTTTGTTATTCAACGTAACGGGTGGTTGACCTTCTTGTTGTAACACGATATTGCCGCCCCCTCCGGCCGCCGCCGCGTCTTGCGCCATCTTTGCGCGTTCTTTCTCAAGCTGTAATGTTTGCGCGATTACGTCCGGCTTCATTTCAGGTCGACCCGGTTCATATTTTTCCAACAACCCTTCTAGATCATTCATATAAAACCGGCGAAGTTCGTTATTTTTGATAAAATCCATCACCTTCTTCGGCGAATCTCTCACTACATCCGGATTCGCATTTACAAGCAGCTTACGTTTATCAAATGTATTATGTTCATGCGAAAATACCAGAATCACTTTCGTTGGGTCAAGTTGGACGAATGGAACTGTGTAATCTTTCAAGAATGCGCGTTCTTCCGCCAAACATGCGTCATCATTATAGCGGTTATTCTTTAACAACTTTCGTTTGAATGCGAATGTTCCTGCGGTGGCGTGATTCGGTCCATACGGTCCAAACCGCTTCATCTGTTTAATATGCTTGAAATAGATGTAAATCTCACTCGAACCAGCACATAACGCGTCGGGATGAGATATCAACATTTCAACTGCGTGAGAGACGCGTTTTGGAGGATAATAATCATCGTCATCCATATACACCAGTATTTCACCACGGGATTTCTCGTGAAGCAAATTACGCTTTCGACCCAACGTCATTTTGGTATCATATTTAAAATATTTCACACGAGGATGTGATGCTACGAGGTCTTCGATCGGGTCGGTCCCATCATCAATAATAATCCATTCCATGCGATCTTGCGGATAATCTTGTGCGTTAAAACACGCAATCATCGCGTTAATAAATGGTCGGCGATTAAATGTGGGTGTACAAACACTTACAAATGGATATTTTTTGAAATATTCTGGGCTTGTTTTATCGATACCCGTCGCCGATACCGATGCCGATGCCGTCCCTGCCGCTGATGCTGAACCTGCCACTGCTTTATTCTTACCACCCATATCGTATAAATGTGAATATAATAGGTCTTATACGATATTGTTTATGTTCTTTCTTTCGTTCGTTCGTTCGTTCGTTCGTTCGTTACGCTCCCCAATTCTTAATCGAGTTAATAAAATTCATGATTCCTTGCCAATAATGTGTAAGATACAATACAAGTAACATTAGAATCACAATCGCAGCAACATTAATATCTAAATACTCAAATGCGTAATACATTAAGGTCAGGTTAAAGAAAAAGAATATAATCGGAACATACTTAGCGTATAATTCGCGATACTGGTCCCAATGAAGAAGAGGGTATATAAATAAGGTCCCGATGAACTGAATCAATTGAACAAAATACGATACTATCGGAAATATACCTAGACCAAAACCTGTAAATATAGACCATAATGAACCGCCAATAAACTCTTTACGATTGTCGGTCGGATTCAGAATCATACCGATCACCGTGGTGAAAAATGGACCACCCATCAACATAAAACCGACCAAAAGTAAAAATACAAACGGAATAAGAATAATCAATAAAGGTGATACAGCATCTTGTAATTCGACAGGGATCGCGTTTGAAATACGTGTGATTTGTTCAAAGATATAGGACAACATCGCACGGTCTGATGAAAATGAAAATATGAATGAGTTATTGATCCATTGCTTGAAGCGTGCCTTAACAAAATCCCAATTTAAAAGATTTACTTTTGTTACGCCCTCTTCGACACTGTCATTCACCAGATCTAAATCGTCTTTCGTTAAACAGAACCATTTAAAGACGTAGGTATCAAGAATAATCGCGGCTTTCAAGTATATTTTTTTAGACGTTTCAATCTTAGGATCATCCGCAATCCCTCCGAACTTATCATCACAGTCGGCGTCGCAACTCGTGTATTCATTCGTATAACAATATGGCCATTCGTGGCGGTCAGTCGGAAATAGTTTATTTAAGTTAAGGTTATTATTTTTGATACTTTCGGGTGCTGAAAAAAACATGATATTCACACATATCACCGAAATAATGACCGTTTCAATAAATAGCGTTAAAACACTCAGCCCGAATTCTTTTAGTGCTTCGAGATCAAAGATTGATTTTGGTTTCACTTTCACCGTTCCAGTCGCCGTCGTCGTCGTCGTCGTCGCCCCTTCATCTTTATTTTTCGGTTCTTCGTCGTCACCGCTACCTCCGCCGAACATCCCTCCTAGTTTGCTAAACGTTCCTTCTTCGCCGTCTTCTGCTTCATTATCAGCTTCGACGTCATCCGGTCGTTCTTTTTCGTCGTCGGCCATTTTTTGGTAAGTTATATATATCATAGATTATTATAACGTGGTTGAAACATGTAAGAAATGCCGCGAAATTTATCGCGCATACATGAGTCCACAATTTCCCGATACAAATGTAAGGACATTATACCGCTCTTCCAGTATATGCAAGTCATAATTATAAAGATAAATATTCACATTCGGTTTGTTCATTCCGATAATCTCTCGAGTATTCGGATTACAAATCACTTTTACTTCCGCAGCCGAGTCCAACGGAGGATAGATCGTCGTCATCTCGAGTTCGATCTGATTGAACTTGCTCATATTAATGGCCCCGCTTGGTTGTAGGTCAAATGGATCCGAATTCAAGCAAAAATTATAACAGTAGATTCCCGGTTTTGCGCTTCCGCGGGTGCGCGTGTATTTTTCCACGTAGTTATACACACCGGCGTCAAGTAAATTCTCTCGATACTTACCGTTAAGTGAAATACCCAACATCTGTAAAATGTCGCGCTCATTTTCTGACTGAAAGTCGCCGGTAATATGGAGTCCGGTGAGTCGTTTATCGCGCGGGTTAATGCCTGGTCCGATCCCATTCTTGGGACCGTTCTTATCGAAAAAGTAGCGGTCATTCGGGAAAGCCGGATTCAGATTTGTAAGTAGGTCGGTCGTCTGGCGAATGTCTTCACTAAATGCGATAGGGCGCCAATCATCATCAACGGGTGCGGGAATAATATCATACGGGAGATAGTTATAGGGCCAATTTGTATAATTACTCCATTCATTTCGGAGATTCACATCGCTGCGTTGAAAAAACATCGTCCATGATGCCACCATTCCCATCGAATTTTCGATCTTGATTTTCTTATTTCCGGTTACATCGTTGAACACCCAATCATAATACGATTTGATGAGATATTTCTGCTGATTGGCGGCGAAGACTTTCGATTCCTCATCCGAGAGAAAGCAATACGTCGCCATCAAATGAACATCCGCATTCCAGTCAGTGCGAATACTCGGATAGGAATTCAGCGATAAATCAATACTAGGCGGCGGGTATAAAAATCGCCACATTTGGTGAAGTGGGTTCGTAAAGTCGGGTTGAACCACCGGCCAGAAATTATCGGGATCACCTACATCACGAATCGTGAATAACTCCTTCACAGGTCTCAGCGTTACATCGATCTGGAGTTGATTATACTGAAGACAAACTAGCGGAAACGCCATCTTCGACGAAAGCGTAAACCATGCGTTAATCGGGATATATATTTTACGCCCACGAATCGACGGTTCTGCGCCAGCGACATTCGACGTGCGATAAGCGTTCGGATATTGATTCAGGCGAGCACCAGAACATCCAGGATTGTATAATTCCGGAACATGACCCGTCATTTGATTGTATAATTCGCGCTTTGTCGCGTCAAGGTCGCGCTCCAGAATAGCCATAAGATTATTGCCTGTAAAACGCTGGAGTGTCATTCCGCCAACTGATATCACGATTTCTTTCACCATCTGTGTGCCGATATTTTCGATCCAACGAAACTCATACGGTGCCCACATGTCTTGTTCACGGGCGGGAGGATGAATCGGACTCCATATCGACGGCAGTGTTACACATATATAGGTGTCCATCAATAATTCCGCATATCTGGGGATATAAAATGTGAATTTGGATTCTTCGGTCATACGCAACTTCTTCTGACCGTCGAAATCAACTCTAAACTTTTGAAGACCGAAATTCGTATATTTAAGGTATGTGCTTTTAAAAAATGACTTCTTAGGGTTACCATTTAATATAACATTCTGATTGCCTGTAGCGACCAAATTCAATAAACCACCGGTCATTTAGTATTTTATGCGTCGGTTGTTATTTGTTATGTTATATATAACTTTATATAAAAATCTATTATTCTATTATTCTATTATTCTATTATTCTATTATTCTATTATTCTATTATTCTATTATTCTATTATTCTATTATATACAAGAGGAATGAAAGAGAATCAAGTAGAATTCGTATTCATAGGTATTATTATTATCGTTTTCGCAACATGGAAAATATCGGAGATGATTAAAACTAGATGTTATGAAACGAAAGCTCTTGGTAAAAGAGGAGTCGCCGCCGCCGCAGCACCATATCATGAAGGGTTCGGTGTTGAGGACGTCGCCCCAAAGTTGACACAGGCGGTGCCGCCACCTAGCCCTGAAGACGATCAACTCATGAAGAAAGTCGCGAATCTACTCAAAATGCCCCAAACACCGGTATTGTCTACAGAGAATTTTACTGTTGACACACCCGAACATGAAATGACCGTTCATCAGCGAAAAAAGGCGGCAACATCTCTCGATGCGTTTACTGGGAATGAGCAGTCGTCATCGTCATCGTCATCGTCATCGTCTTCGTCTTCGTCTCCTCCCCCTCCACCCGTGAACGCGCCTACCACCGATAAACCGATCAACGCTGTAAAGGAAGGCCTCGAAAATCCGGATGAAAATACGAAGGCCGCCATTGAAAAAAATATCACATCGATCAACGAAGCCGATAACCAAAGTAAGTTCAAGTTACGTGATTATTATATCAAAGCCGCATATAACGCATTCAATCCAGACAAATTCAAGAACTCTACCGTAAGTATGGATGCGTTGTTATACGTGATCGCACGCGGTTGTCGTTTTATCGACTTCGAGGTGTTTTCAGTTGATAATCAGCCGGTGATCGCGTCTTCGTCGGTGAATTCCTACAATTACAAGGAAACGTTCAACCACATTCCTGTCAGTGATGCTTTTGAGGTCTTAGGAAGCTACGCGTTCTCCGGAGCGAAATGCCCGAATCCCGGCGACCCCTTTATTATTCATATGCGTATCATGTCTCGTAATGTGACGATGTATGACAATCTCGCGAAAATAATCTCTCAAAGCAAGACCGTTGCTCGGAATTTATTAGGTCCGAAATATGGTCGTGAATACCAGACAAAGGATTTAGGGAACGAAAATTTGCTTGATTTCAAGGGCAAAATTATACTCATGGTAGATGGAACCAATCCGACGTATCGAAACACCAAATTATTTGAATTGATCAATATGAGTTCGAATACGTTGTTTCTCTCGAAGTATACCTATTTTGGCGTGAAAAATGTCGGTGATCCACAAGCATTCAAAGACGCGAATAAGAAAAATATGTGTCTGGTGGTTCCGGATAAGAGCGGTCGTCCGTTCAACGATGGACACAACGGTCCATTCACATGGGGTTGTCAAATTGCGACGATGTGTTTTCAAGAAGAGGCACGTGATGAAAAACTGAAAGCGTATGAAGACAAGTTTGCGTCGGTGGGGTATGCGTTTATCTTGAAACCAGAGGATTTACGGTATGTTCCAATTACGATTGCGCCGCCAGCACCACCCAATCCAAAAGCGTCGATGGAGGCTCGACCGGCGGAGGCGGCAGGTGGTGTCAAGATTACGCTTTAGTTATCACTACCTCCGCAAATGACTTTTTGAATATAATTAAATTCTATTCCTATTGTAGTATAATTTAATGACTGAATTATCGTCATCGTCGTCGTCGTCGTCGTCGTATGTTGGCGGAGGCAGCGACACCGACAACAAAAAAATATCATTTGAAGATAAAGAGCTTGAAATCCTCCGCGAAGCCGTAGATTTAGTTGAAAAACGGAAAGGTGCCGCTGTCATCAAAGACCCAAAAGTTCAGGACATCATCGCCATCGTCGAGAAATTCATCGCAGATAAAAAACTCGTATGTTATGGCGGGACAGCGATCAACAATATTCTGCCAGAAGACGCACAGTTTTACAATAAGGATATCGAGCTTCCCGATTATGATTTTTACTCCGACAAAGCTCTCGATCATGCGAAAGAACTCGCGGATATTTATTATAAAGCTGGTTACGAAGATGTCGAAGCGAAATCCGGTGTTCATCATGGAACTTATAAAGTGTTCGTGAATTTCACAGGAATCGCCGATATTACGCAAATGGAGCCCGCATTATTCAAGGCAATCTCTCGTGACTCCATTATTAAAAAAGGAATACGGTATGCTCCGCCCGACTTTCTTCGTATGGCCATGTATCTCGAACTATCGCGTCCCGACGGCGATGTATCACGTTGGGAAAAGGTTCAGAAACGTCTTACATTATTGAATACTCATTATCCGCTGAAGGGGTATGACTGCGATAAAATCGAATATCAGCGCGGGTTTGATGGAAATACCGGTGAAATTAGTATTTCAAGAAAAAGGGGAGCAACCGCGACACGTTCACGCTCGCGATCTCGGACGGTGAAACGTGGTGGCAGAAGCGACGGCGACGGCGACGGCGACGGCACAAAAGGGCACAAACGTGAAGCAATACGAGAGATCATGAAAAAATACAAGGGTTTAGAGGCCTACATGAAACATTTATATTATGGCGTTCGGTCACATGAAGAAACAATCGGCGACTTTAAATACAATGTCGAAGAAGATAAACTATCCCACCGATATCGTTTAATCGCGACGTATGAGAGATTATTTGGCGATGATGATGAGTATGTTTTATATTCGATGAAGGCGAGAGATTTGGACGCGGAAGCGACGCCGACGCCAAGCCGGTCTCGATCCCGGTCTCGATCCCGGTCTCGATCCCGGTCTCGATCCCGGTCTAGTGACCGAGAGTATTCCGTAAATAAATCACAGTTGTCTTACAGTAGTAACCGAGAGAAGGAACTCGCAGAAACTGATATTTATAATATTGTCCGTGGTGTCTTCATTAAAAACCGCGCGGTATTTTTCGGTGGGTATGCGAATATTCTATATTCACGATATATGCCGAAACACCAACGTCGCATCATCCAAAAAATCCCCGACTTCGATATTCTCTCGGAAAACCCGCGCGACCTCTGTGATGAAGTCGTCCGAGAGCTTACCGCTCATAAATATACCGGCGTCAAATATACGAAACACGCTGGTGTCGGCGAAGTGATTTCCGAGCATTATGATATTCGCGTCGGTGATGAGGTGATTGCGTTCTTATACAAACCTCTCGCATGTCATAGTTATAATACGATCCGGATAAATGGTGACGGCGATAGTCGAGGGGGGCACGGGGGGCACGGGGGGCGCGGAGAATCAATTCGTATCGCGACGATCGATACAATGTTGAGTTTTTATCTCGCGTTCATCTATGCCGACCGCGTGTATTATGACATCAATCGCATTCTTTGTATGTCGCAGTTTCTTTTTGATGTCCAACAACATAATCGACTGAAACAGACCGGTTTATTACGCCGTTTTAGTATTAACTGTTATGGCAAACAGCCCACGTTGGAGTCGATGCGATTTGAGAAAACGGCGAAATACGAGGAGTTGAAAGGGAAGCGAGGGTCGCGTGAATTCGAAGAATGGTTCTTGCGGTATGTTCCGTATGAGAACGCAGGTGCGAAAGGTGCGGCGAAGGCGAATGCGAAGAAGACGCGGCGAAAGGTGCGAAAGTAAGGAGCCGCGCCGCCTCACTTGAATCCCTCTCCCAATTTCTTGAAAATGAATGTAATCACGAAAAATGTTCCCGCAAACATCGCGCTTGTCGCTGTCAGACCCATGATCTTGAAATTACCATCTTCGCCGAATAATGACGGTAGAAAATGGAGCAGTTGTGCGCGAAATACCGGCATCTGAAATATGAAATAGAGGACACCGATGAGAATTGGCATCTGAAGATCATAATAAATCGCTTCGATCGTGTCGATTTGATTGGACTGACGCATATTCGCGCGAACAATACTTTCCATCGATGTATGGTCTTTAATATAGTCGGCGTTACCGCTACCCCCCATACCCGAGGAGTGCGGCTGCGGCTGCGGCTGCGGCACATAATTCGGTCTCGCTTGTTCATCATGTGTATAAACATTAGGAGTCATCGGGATATCTCTCGTAGGTATCATCGTCATACCGTTGACACTTGCCCGTTGGACGCCTTGGAGGACTTCATTCATCATGTTGCCTGGAATTTGTTGTGGCTGCTGGTGTGACTGCTGTCCGTCTATCATCGGCGAGTAGATGAGGGGTGCACCGCCGCCACCACCACCGTATGCGTTACTTGGTGTTTGACTACTTAAAGGCAAGTCGTCGATACTGGTTGTGTCACTCATCGAAATAAGATGTCTAAATAACGATACACCAAAGAACAAAAATAAGAACAAAAATAAGAATATACATATGTAAAGAACGTAGACTTATAAACTGGACGCAGCATAACCTGCCTAAAACATCAACATGTCATTGGCGGATGGCGGTGTTGTCGCTGTCGCTGTATGTCCGCCGCCCCCTGACGTCATAATCTTTGTCAATTCTTGCGTTAAATAATTGATGGTCATGGTTTTACTCGAGAGTTCCAGTTCCATCTTTCCGATCATGATTTTCTGAGCATGAACAACATCGCGGAGTTTTTGATTTTCTGTGAAGAAGTTTGATTTGTTTGTGTTCAAGTCTTGAACCCATTTCTCGTGCGTTTTTGTTTTACAGTGTGCGGCAAATAATGGACCGGAGAGATAGACTTTGTCTTTACGTGTTCCGCATGGACAACGTAATCCATTCGCGAGTGCGTTTGTATTGAATGACGGGATTTTGTCGATGTAGTTGCCGTTTTCATCGATACTGGGTGAGTAAACGTCAGGTTCGGTCGCGAGTTCCATCGTGTCGTGTCGTGTCGTGTCGTGTCGTTATTGTATCTTTGCTACAATTACAATAACGAAATAATCTAGATTCAATTTTTATTTCAGCCGCACTTCTTTCTTCCCCGCTTCACACTTCACAGACTTCGTCTTGTATTCATAACACTTGTCGTCCAACTTATACGTATCTTTTTCTAAATCCTTAAGTGGCGGTGCGCGAAATTGGATACATGACCGATCCTTACACACTTTACGAAAAAGCGAGGCGATGCCTAGACCAAGAACAATCGATATAATAATACGCCCTGTTTCGGTGTGAAGCAGACGTTGAAAACCCATTATATTACTCTTTAATATATACAGATATAAATTCGGTTCGGCTTCGGCTCGGCTCCGGCTCGGCTCGGCTCGGCTCGGCTCGGCTCCGCTACTGAACCGGTATTTTCTTCACCTGTCCCTTCGCCTTCGCACAGCTCACCTCCTTCGCATCAAACGAAAAGCAGTTGTCGGCGTTGTCTTTAAATTGAAAATTGCGGATATTGTCGGGAGTCGGGTAAACATAAATAATCTTCGGGTTCGGCACCGAAATATAAACGTAGAAAAGTCCAATTGCGAGACTTACGATTAAAATAGGAAGGGAAATAAATTTAAATATATCGAGCATTCGTATCGTATCGTATCGTATCGTATCGTATCGTATCGTATCGTATTATATTATATTACTACGATAATTATTGTCTAACGGATGTTGGATTTCGTGCTCCTGACACTGCCGCCGCCGCCGCCGGCACAGCCACCGCCCCCACTGGCTTCGTCACAATTCGGTTATCAGCAATCCACTTCGGCATAATCACCGGCATATAAAGTTCGTTGTAACTATACCGCTTCTGCGAGAGATTGAATTCGCCATCATTATACATTTGAACGAGCGCACCATCCGCATTTTCCGTTGTTTCCACCTGTGAATAAATATACTTCGTCTCTCGCAACTTCATAAACGCAGGCTCAATATCCTGCTGATAAAGAACCAAAATATCATCGATGATACTTCGGTTCTTCCATTCTGAATCACGAAATTCCGTCATATATTCCTTAATCAGCGCGATTTTATCACTAATCACGCGAGTATGTGTTTCCGTATCCTTTCGCCTGTCATCATTATCCGTTACACTCAGATAATACGTGCGGAATTCAGAATACATCTTCATTTGTTCCTGTAATTTAAGTTGAACTGCGTCGAACTGTTCTAAAAGTTCGTCTTCGCTGATGAACTGGAATAAGAGGTCGAGTTTCATGCGGATGATTTCATCCTTCGTTGCGCGGACTTCTTCGAGAGATTCATTCATCAACGTTTCTAAACTAATGTATTTGCCGCGGGAGACTTCAATATGAAATCCGCATGGTTGAGAGATATTTCCGCAGATCGCCTTCAACTTACCATCGGTCTCGGTAAATACCGACCCTCCCTCTTGCTTACACACAATACATGCCGGTTTAATGAGTGCGAGGCGGCGAGCTTTTTGTTGTGCGGAGAGTGATTTCCAGTTGATGACAGGGTCGTTAATTAGGCGCTGTCGGCGTTTCTCAAGCGCGGTATTATATTTCTCTTTCAGCGAATAATATCCATGGATTGCGTCGTTGATCCGCGTGCGCTCTTCTTCTGGGATGAGTTGGTATGGATAAATCATACCGCGAAATTCGTTGGGATCAGCGGCGCGTTGAAGATGTTTTTTTAGTGCGTCTTCTTGTTTTTTTGTGACTTCAAGAAGGACGCGGGTTGCTTTCTTCAGGTTGTCGCGCGTTTCTTGTGCGCGTTTTTGTTCCGCAATACGAGATGCGGCCATTCCGCCATACTGTGTTCGTTCTTGTATTGCCGCGTGTAGATCTTGATACACCGAAGATGTTGTCATGTTATTACTACATTTAGTATAGATAAATCTATTTACGCCGCTACGTGTAGCTACGTGTCCAATACTCTTCATCCGGACTCTTCCAAAGCGGTAAGTTCGTCAGCATCCCCATTCCATTCCCCGCCGGATGTATTCGCGCATCCATCGGTATCCCTTTACTTTGCGCATAATGTGTCGCGTTGACCATCTTCAACTTCGAGAGAATATATTCCTGTTGCTTTCGTTGTTTTGCTTCCACTTCCTCAGGAGTTGGTTTGCCTTTATATCGAAAATATAAAAACACGCCTAAACATATGAAAAATGCGACACCCGCAACGAAATTAAAGTGTTGCGTATGATAATATTCTTTCACTTTATGACACTGCTGGAGAGATTTACCCAAAAAATAACGAACACCCGGTTCAATAAGGGTTGGAGCTGGCGCGTTATCATTCATTACTAGTATAGTATGAAATAATAATGAATTTATAAAAACGCATGATCTGCTGACGTATCGGTTCAATACGCAATAAATAATACCGGTATATTGTAACACGAACAACGCGAACCGTAATGGCGGAATTAAGTTCATCTGTCGCGATTTTCTATTTCTTAGCCGTATTTGGCGCATATTCGTATTACAAACATACCAAAAAAGGCGTGCTCACTGGCGGGATTACCTTTATATTTTTTTTAGTGCTTATCATCGGCGAATACTTTATTAATCTGGCGATGTCCAAAGATATTTGTGGATTCGACCAAGAGAAAACCGCATTAATCGCTACTGTATTACCGTGGTTCTTAGTATTAGGTGTCTTAAAAGCCGCGCTGGTCGTCTTTCCAGGTTGGCTCACGCCATTTAGCAACACCTTCGGTTATATCTTTGTTTCTGCGGTAACCGACTTGAAGGATGTATTTAATAATATTTTGACACCACAGTTTGATTTAGCACCTGAATCACAAAAAGGTCCTTCGGTCATGTCTGGAGGAGGAGAACAAATAAATCAAATCGGTGGAGACAATACCGGAAGTCTTCAAAACAGCGCAGATATTCCCGCAGATGAAATAAAGAATAAACGTGATATCGGGCGGGCTTTAGAACAAATTTATACCGATCAGTCGATCCTTCTTAATGAACTCAACCTCGATAACCTAGACAGGTTCTGGGACAGTTTTAAAGAATCACGCCTTATTCGCCCCTCTGCGAAGGTGGATGACTTGGAAAAAATCCGAACATTCTTAATCATGAAATCCATCGTCGGAGAGTTTATTTGGCTGGTATTATGCGGTTTGTTAGTCGTAAGTATCAGTTATAATTATATACTGAATATGGGTTGCTCATTTACACCCGAACAGCAAAAGATACGTGCTCAGGTGCTGAAAGAGAAGCAAGAAGATGCGAAAAAGAAGGCGGATGCGGAGAAGAATAAGGTGTTGACGATTACCAGTTAGACGAAGACCCGTGTAGCTGGACGTGAGATGTAATAAACCGTTACATACGAGAGAATACCAAGCACGATCGCGACAAGCCAAATCGGCAAGACGGTCTTACTCGAGTATCCGATCCCGAACTCGCGCAAGCTACCATCTTCGTTATATATAAATGCGGGATTCATGTATTGAACCAGCATAAACACGATGACATATAACAAAATCGCAGAACCTGCTAAATTATTTCGGATAAGATTTTTGATTGCGTTCATGTTTTTCTGTATTGTAATAGCCGTACTACTAGTATATTACAATATAACATTCTATGTTATTATAACATTTATGATGTTATTATTATTATTACTCGGATTTATTCGGATTTACTCTTCATCCTCGTCATCTTCGTCTTTTTTCTTCGACTTCTTTTTTGTCGATTTTTTTTTCTTCTTCGGTTTCTCTTCTTCGTCATCGTCACCGCCGCCCGCGTCGCCAGCGTCGTCGCCACTATTAAGTGTCTTATCTAATTTCTTTATATTATTAATCGCATGTTTTATGGCACATATGAGAAATTTCCAGGCCTCCTTCGTTTTTTTATCAGCACTCTTAATTACATCTAAATTGCTGACTTCATTCAATTTTTTTACTAATGATTCTCCGATAGAAACTACATTTTTATATATATTTGTTCCATCTTTTTCTTCGTTCCAACCGTCTAACACTATTTGGACGGGTTGTTGTTCCCCGAATATTTTAAATTGCATTTCCCCAGATTTGGATTTATTATAAGTGTTCATGAATAACACATATACAACTATGATAAATGAAAGTAAATCTTTGACCTTTTGTGCTTCATCAATTTTTGATTTTGCTTCGGGGTCTTCGTAAATAGGTTTCAGTAACTCTTCGGTTTCTTTCGTGAGTTTAAATTCGCCGTTTTCTCCGTCAAATGTTGCGTATTTGAGTAACGTTTTTTTATAACTATCGTTTATCTTTTTCAAACTTCCAATTATATTTTTTTTATCTATTTTTGTTTCGGTGAATCCCATCTTCGCGCATTCGTTATTTCCTTTGCCGCCGCCGCCACCGAGGCTCAACCCTTCTCTCGCACCCGCCCCCGCCCCCGCCCACGCCCCCGCGAAAAGCGTCCCCGCGACCACCACCACGAACGCCACGAATAACGCGATGCCGCCTCGTTTATAATACAAGTAAAGTAGGATTGCCGAGAGAATAATATAAATCACCGTCTTTTGATTCAACATCGTATACAACGTTTGGTTCTTTATATTATTCAAATACTTTTTATTGAATGACGAACAGTCATTTGTTCAGTCCCAGTCAGCGGCGGCGCCTCCACCTCCTCCCACACCTTCATAGGGTTCGCCTTCGTCGTCATGTCGGTGAATATACGCATAGTCGTCATCACCAGCATCATCATCTTCAGGAATACCTGTCGACATATCCAGTTCATGTGCTTCGATTTCGGCGGCGGTGCGGTCTGCTTCCAACGCATCCATCACGTAAATCTCTCGGTTCATATCAGTGACATAGTCTCGGCGACCAAGTTGTCGCTCTTTCTGCGCAATCTTCTCCATCTCTTCGCGTTCTTCATCATAATAGTCTTGGTCGTAGATGACGACACCGGTCTGCGATGTTCCGCGGCTCCAAATACCCATCTTGTGCGTCTTCATCATATTCTCCAACTGACGTTCGCCCACAGACATCGCGCCAATTCTCTCGACAACCCCATCCTTCTCTTTATCTTTCACTCGTGTGAGTTTCTCCTTAATATTCGCAAGATTGAAGTTAATCGCCGCCTTATCTTTTTCGATCATGCGGAGGTAGGCAACCATGAGTTCGCTTACTCGTTGACCAAGTGCCTTCTTATCACCGATCAGCGTATCCATCTCCGAGAGAAGTTGGCCTTTGTCAGCAGCAGCCACATCGGCGGAATATAATCTCGAATGAGGGTCAATATCATCACGTTCGGCGTCTTCTTCTTCGCGGTAACTAGCGGTTCGGGTGATTGCGCCTGCGGTGGAAGCAGTCTCAGTCATCGTTTTTCGTCCCTTCATACTGGTTTTACTGGTCTTGCCCGCTGCCGCACCCGCACCCGCACCCGCACCATTTCGTCGAATGACGCGTGTTGGTTCCGCCTGATAAATCGTAACCGGCGTTTCAACAACAAGTTGAACGAATGTTCGCATAAACGAGAGAAAGTAGAAGAGATACAAATTACGCACGATATTACGGTCGAATATAGAATACATCGTAAATATATTCTTGCGCGTAGAATGCGGGACCTTCTCTCCGAGTTCTTTCTCAATATCTACCTCACGCGGGACCATCGCGCTAAGGCCACCACCACCACCACCTACCCCTTGAACCGCCAACGTGGCCGCCGCTGCCGCAATCTTCGCGTCCTTCTCTTCATCGAAGAAGATTTCCGCCATAAACGGCGTATTCTCCATCATGACTTTCAGGTCACGAACGTGATGTTCCGCATGACGCAATACCTCTTGAATCACGTGATCGTTATAAAATGTTTTGAGAGATGTATAATGCGACGAAATAATGCCTTTCACGTCTTTCATATGTGTTTGAGATAACCCCCAATGCTTCGGTATATTTGTATCGTCGAAATCCACGCCGTATTGAATAATCGACGGAATTACATCGATAAGACGTGTGAGCGTATTCTTCATGAACTGAATACTCTTTACGGTGGTTTCATCAGTGGCGGACATAAGGACGGTGCTACTCTTGTTGATTTCAAATTCGAGGATTGTATCCACGATACGCTCAATCTCTCGAAATTTGGATTTCGT